TGAAGATATTATAAATGCTTTAGCAGGGGCGTTTACTACCAGTACAGTCAAAATTATTAGAACGCATGAAGATTTTTCCACTTATGAGATTGCAGCTCTTGAATACACTGGAGCGATTGTAGGATTAAAAAGCAATACACGATGGGTGACGTTTGCGCTTGGTATACCTAATCCACTTAGACAGATGGTTCCACAGTCTCGTTATTCAAGTCAAATATGTAGTTATGCAAGAGCGAATAAATTCAAAGGTATCGAATGTCAATATGATGGTGGCGATGATACTTGTACAGGACTTCACTCTGATTGTGTTACAAAAGGTAACGCTGTTCATTGGGGTGGCGAAATTAGTTTGGGGCTCAGAGGATTGAGGCTATAAATGAGTTGGCTTAGTGAAGCAATCAAAGACGTATTTACGCATGATCCATTTTCCGGTATTGCTAAAACTATAGCTAAACCCATTGCTGAAAAGATGATTACCAGCATCTTTTACAGCCCATCAGAGAAACGTAAAGCGATATTGGCAGCACAACCGGAAGCCTTTGGCGAAACGTAAAGCGATATTGGCAGCACAACCGGAAGCCTTTGGCTTTGAAGCAAACACAATTCAACGAGAGGGTGGGCCAAAGATTCGTGCTTGGGGAACTAATTTACATCATGGTACCATTCTTGCAGCGTGGACAGATATTGTTGCTGCATGGCAGCCAATCGGCCCACCGACTATCAACATAGAAGTGTTGTATTTGCTGATTGATCATGGTAGCGGGCCGACAGTGGGTATTGAAGGTGGCCAAGTTTATATCAACGATCAACCCATCGAGAATTTTAGCAACGTCGCTGTCCAAGAACGTATTGGTACAATGGATCAAACAGCGATGACTGGTTTCGATAAACATAAGGTTGAATTTTCTATACAACATCTTTTACGAGAAGATGAAGAGCCTTATATATTTACAACGCCTGATAAGTTCTTTACCGATGTCGAGTTTACGCTTGAGTTTACTAATGGTTTAATTCGATATGGGAACGATGGAATAGCTTTTTCTGTTGCTGTGCATTTTCATATCGATATTTCCGAACATGGTGAAGACGACTGGACATATCTTTTGGATGCTGATATTAGTGACACATCAGAACAAACCCTTTTCAAACTTTACAAAGCGTCTGTTCAAGGTTTTGACTGTGAGGTTGGCAAGCAATATGACATAAGATTTAGTCGTGAAACTGAGGACGACCGTGAAGGCTATCACGATAATGTAGTCTTACGCTCCATTCGAGAAGTAGTTGACATCGGTTATCAACGTCCCGGCAGAGCCTTGATAGGATTACGTGCTGTAGGGTCATCCCGTCTTAGCGGTGGTATCGATGTCAAAGTTGTTCGTAAAGATCGAGTCATTGCTACTTATGATGCTGACGGTAACGAGACTATACAACATAGTGCTAATAGAGCCTGGGTGACTTGGGATGTACTTACCATGCCTGCTATTAAAGGCAACGATGCTGGTTCATGGGCGATAGATCGTTTCGATGGAATACATCCTTCGCAATTGGATTTTGATTTCTTCTATAAGTGGTCGCTCTTTAGCGATGTCAATATTGACGATGGTTTTGGAGGTGAGGAGCATCGTAGTGATTGTAATCTACGCCTTGAAAATTTTGTTAGTTCTTTTTCATTAGCACTTGCAATTGCACAAGTTGGTCGTGTCCGCCTTTATTGGAGAGGTAACGTTCTTACCGGTTGGATAGACGATGTTGTTACTACACCCATAGATTTAGTTACTATGGACAGCATCATGGAAAAGACTTGGGAGAATGAATGGGCTGCCCAAGAAGAACTTGAAGCTGTCGTTGAAGTTGCGTTTAAAGATTCACGTCAAGGTTACGAGGATGTGATTGTTGAGTATTCGGACACTGATGCAGGCAATTATCGAAAATCAATAGGTGTCAATGGATTGGGTCTCAATACGCGCGGTGCTGCAATACATTTTGCAAGATATCTTATTGAACGTAACCGGTTGATTCGTAACAGAAATAAATTTCGCGTTCATAAAGAAGGATTTCGTTACACACTTGGAGACACAATTAGGCTCCAATGTAAACCCGCAAACTGGGGTCATGCATTTACTGTTCGAAGCAGCACGGCAGATACTATCACGGTAGACAGAGACGCGAGCGACGATGTCAATGTTGGCGACTATCTCTATATACGATCTTACAATACAGGCTCCGAGAAGGTGATTACTTACGCCCGTGAAGTCGATAGTGTCGTAGAAAACGTCATAACGGTGACAGTGGCTTGGACTGTTACTCCAGTCAAAGGCAGCTTAGTTGCTACCGGTCTTGAGACAGATTTCAAATTGCGGCGAATCATTAGTATAAAGCCTACTCAAAAGAATTATTTTGATGTAGTGGTTGAAACTTACACCGTTGAACTTTTTGACTCAGACGATTATGAACCATTACCACCTGATACGACTTATCAATATCCTGGTCCGTTACCTGCCTTGACATCGCCTGTAACACAAGACGAATTAAATAAAAAGATAAGTGCAATTGTACCTTGGCAGCCTAACATCAACGTACCCTGGCCCGGTAACTTAACATTCACAGGCAGTCTTGGTACTACTGTTACGTGGACTAAAACGGATGGGGATAACGATATCACTTTCCGCTATGCAGGCACGACGCACATCATCGCAGAGGGTGCTACAACGCTGAAATATATTTACTGGGATCCTGCAAGCCCTAACGAGTTCAAGAAAACAAATACATTGGCTACCGCAATTGGCGGTGGTGATCATTGGATGATGTGTATCAATGAGGACGGTGTTGTACATTCACCTAACCCACAACAAGTCATACACGGTGGTCTAATACAAGCTGGAACAATTACAGCAGGCTTTGGACAAATTGGAAAGCTGGCCGTAGGCTCAGCTGAGCTTGCTGATTTTGCAGCTACACCGGAAAAACTTGCAGCCTCGAATTTCACAAACTTGATAGCGAATCCGGGCTTTGAAGCAGGAGATATTGTTTGGACTAAACCAACGGATGGTATAATTTATGAAACAGGCTACCACCGTAATGGGGCGTGGGCTGCTCGTGTCGGAGGTACAGGGAATAAATACTTTCGTAGCAATAAATTTTATGTAGTGCCTGGCGAGAAATATTCTTATTCCGGCTGGTTGTACTATGACGCTGATTATGTTGCTGCTGGTACTACGGGCACAGGAATAAGTTGGTATACTGCCGACGATGTCTATATTAGTTCTCATACTGCGAATGTAACCCCAGACGCATCCTGGCAGAAAGCTGCTGGTGTTGCTACAGTACCCGCTACGGCGGCTTATGGAGTTTTTCTTTTTAGATATAATTTGTCAGACGGTTCCGGTTATGGCCGTGCTGACGACGCTTCAGTGATAAGACAAGCTCAGACTGACGATATTGAAGAAGGCGCTGTTACAGAAGCAAGCGGTATACTTGCGGACAATGCCGTCGTTCAAGCAAAACTTGCTGATTTAGCCGTCGGCACAGCCAAACTTGCAAACTTGGCTGTGAGTGAAGGCAAGATCGCGGCGCTTGCTGTCACGAGTGCGAAAATTGGGTTGTTGGCAGTAGAAACTGCCCATATTAAGGACTTAAATGTTAGTACACTTAAAATTGCTAATAATGCAGTATCTTTAATGGTGGCAGCGTTTACTGCTGGGAGTTTGACTTTTGACGATGACTACTCATGGCATGAAGCTCAAACAATTACCCTAACAACCACTGGAGCACCGGTAATGTTAATAGCTGCGGTCCAATGGAAAAATATTGGCGATAACGGTTGCAATATTCGTGTTCAAAGAGACGACAGTACAACTGTCTATTCTACCAATATGTTTAGTGCAGCTCAACTTGGAAATCCGTTTTGTGTTGCTCTTCTTGATGAACCAAGTGCTGGAGAGCATACTTACGATTTGGATTTAGCCACTACTAACGTCAGTGTGGGTGACGAATATCTGTATTTCAAAAACAGATCATTGGTAGCTAAAGAGGTAAAAAAATGACGTACCTTATTTATGACAAAACAGGAAAAATACTCAGAGTAGTTAAATGCCCCCCAGCTATGAGTAAAATGCAGGCGAAAGAGGGTGAATTCGTCCTCGAAGGAGAAGCAAACGATGCTACTCAGAAGATTGTAGATGGTAAAATCGTGAACAAAACACCAGAAGAAATTGAAGCAGAAAAGTCGCCTGTAATACCATTTGCAAAACGACGAGCTAACATTACTAACGAGCAACTCCAGTTAATACTGGGCCGAGTAGCGAAACTTGAAAAGAAAGAAGAGCATGGATAAAGAATTAAAAGAAGCATTAACTGAGATGGACGACAAGCTTGATTTAATATTACAATGGAAAGCTGGATTCGAAGAACGTTGTGTTGCTCATAGAGACAAAACCGAAGAGCTTAGATGTA